CTATCTGCTACTTTTTCGAAATGATATGTAGCAGTTGCTGTAATCAAAGCCACAATAAAAGGAATGAGGATATTTCTCAAAAATTCCAAGAAAAGATATTCTTTGTAGAATCTGCCTTTGGATGTAACTATGAAGCTAAAACTCGATCTATCCATAGATGTGTTTACTTTCGTTACATATCCTCTATCCTGTAAATCCAAAAACGCTTGGTATGCATCTTCTCCATCAAATTTACCTATATCGGAAAGTTTGATTGAAAAATTCGTTTTAGATATTTTCTTTAATATTATTCTTTCGATTTTTAGAAGCATGTTAATTCCTCCGTTTTTGAAAATATTATATCACAGAAAGGGATGATACAGTGAGTAAAATCAAGGCTCATGCAGTTGCATTTTTTAATAAGCATTTTGTGAAGTGGAAGTTTTTGCAGAGCATATTTGTTATTCCATTCCAGAAGGATGGGAAGATGTATCTGCACATTTCACAAGTATGTGAAGATGGAACGAGAGTGGTAAAAAGAACGTTCCTCATTGAGCATCTGGTTGATGATAACTTGGCGGTTACGAACCAAACGCTCGCAGAGGAAGAAAGAGTGTTTAAAAATCCTGCATTATTTTAATCCATGTAGTATATCCGCACTCTTTGCATTCTGGTAGCATTTCGCCTTGCTTTACAGTGACGATTCCCTTTTTATTTTCGCCACCGCATTGCATACATACATATGTTCCTTTATCTGCAAACTCATATGTAGCAAATGTTTCAGAATAACCATTATCCATATTATCACCGCCTTTCCTTATTTAATAAGGAAATTATATCACAGGGAGAAAGGAAGTGAATACATGAGCGAACAGGAAAAGAAAGTTGTAGAAAAGTTGAAAGACGCGATTCCCAAAATGAACGATTTTCAGAAAGGATATGTTCTGGGAATGGTTGAGGGTTCTGCAAAAAAGCAGGAAAGCGAAGAAGAAAATCAGAAAGGAGAAGAATGTCGCACAGCATTGAAGAAGTAAAAGATACCCTCTACCAGCAAATTGAAACATGGCAGAGGAAAGCAAGAAAACATCTGATACGGAAACAAAAATTCGCATTGCAGGCGAAATTGACCGTATTGCTGAAACGATTATTAGGACAGATTGGAGGCGTGAATGAGAAACTTTTATAGCGGTATCAGTAATGACAGAACGCAATTTTTGATAAATATGAATTGGTACAAAGACAATGAAGTAGAAACTTGTTTTAATTTGAGTAAAAATTTTCATGGGTTATGTGAAAAATGCAGTATTGATAAAAACGATTTTGAATTAGTATATTTAGAATTTAAATGGGTTGGTAATACATATTACCCACAAGAAAGTGATAAAAGCAAAGGACAACCAATTAGGGTATATAAAATTAAGACGTAAACAACAGAATTGGACAAGCTTAGGATTTATGCCGGTTGAGTATTGATACGATGCTAGATATGTTTCTTTCGATAGATTTTAGTTTTGAAAGATTTTTAATGCTTTTTAAATTACTTAATTTATGAACAGCGCAACAATCAGAACTGGAAACATACCAAGCACAATCGCGGATGCAATCTCTAAAATCGTTAAGTGGACATTTGTTAATGGTTACCACATCCTTATGGAGGATTATAACACGGAAAGGAGTTGGAGAAAACGGAAGAGTTAAAACAAGCAAAAATGCAGACACCAATTGAGATTGCACTTGGTGTTGATGAAAACGGAATGACTACAGCAAGAAAGTTGTATGAATTCCTAGAATTAAGAAAGGCTGATTTTTCAAGATGGGCGAAAACAAATATTACAGGAAATGAATTTGCCACGGAAAATGAGGATTATGTGCGACTCTTCATTGATGCGGAGACGCCAACTGGTGGGAAAATTCAACGGGAAGATTACAAACTCACAGCTCATTTTGCAAAGAAACTTTCTATGAAAGGAAATGGAGCGAAAGCAGAAGAAGCACGAGATTATTTCACGACCTTGGAAGAACGTGTGAAACAAAAGGTAATCGACCTCAATCAGTTATCACCGGAATTGCAAATGTTTCAGAAAATTTTCAATTCTGTTGCAGAACAACAGTTAGAACAGAAACGGCAGGCGGAACAACTGAACCATGTGGAACAAAGAGTTGAGAGCATCCGAGAAGTGGTTGCACTTGATACAACATCATGGCGTGATGATACCGGAAACATTCTGCGGAAAATCAGTATGGAGCTTGGCGGCGGACAGGCATATAGCCAAGTAAGAGCCGAAAGCTACGAACTGTTGTCAAAGCGGATGGGTGTAAATCTGAAACAGAGACTTACGAATAAGCGCAGGAGAATGGCTGATGAAGGTATCTGTAAATCGACCAGAGACAAATTATCCTATGTGGATATTATCGCAGAAGACAAGAAGCTGATCGAGGGATATACAGCTATTGTAAAGGAAATGGCAATCAGATACGGAGTTGGAAAGGATTAACAGGAGGTATTCATGGATAGACAGAACATTGCATTAAGAAAGACATTAGATCAGATCGGCGTAAAACATAGCCTTAAGGGTTACGGTTACATAATCAGTGCGGTTGAGAAATGTCTTGAAAACAGAAGTAAACTTATCAACGTTATTAAAGGACTCTATACTGAAATCGCAGAAGAAAACGGCGATACAGTCTGGAGAGTAGAAAGATCAATCCGGCACGCGATAGAAGTTACTTGGACAAATGGCAATACAAATGCAATCAACAAAATTTTTGGCTATACGGTTTCAGTGGAAAAAGGAAAGCCGACAAATTCAGAGTTTATCGCATTAATAACAGATTTTGTTTCCTTGTATGGTGACGAGATTGCCAATGGTTCCTATAAGTGGTAGGAGTAAGGTGTCTATGAAGAAGTTTGCAAAGGTAATTGAAATGATCGGCACCGTTGTTTTTCTGTTTTGCATCTGCATTGATGCAACGGAGTATCCGGTCACTGCTATACCTGTATTGATTGGATTACTTCTTATTTATATAGGAACAAAAATAGATGGGGAGTGGCAGGAGTATACAGAAGAGATTGTAGATTACGATTACAGAAGTGAGTCTGATGACGATGACGGTATTACCTATATCACATTTGACACTGATTACAGCAAAGAAAAGGAATCATCCGAACCGACCAAAGCTGAATGATTCCAGTTCAAGCAATAGCATAAGCTATTTGCGCCTATTTTAGCACAAGAAAAGGAGAAATTCAAATATGAGAGCAGAAAACAATAAAGTGGAACTTACAGGAACGATTATCACAGAGCCGGAATTTAACCATGAGGTGTTTGGAGAGGGATTTTATAATATGCACCTCAAAGTGGATAGATTAAGTGGGACGGCTGATATTATCCCATTAATTATTTCAGAGAGATTAATCAATCTGAATGATAAATACACGGGCACTGCCGTTAATGTTTCCGGTGTGTATAGTTCTTATAACAAACATGAGGAAAAGAGAAATCGTCTGTTATTATATGTATTCGTCTGTGAAATTGAAAAAGCGAATACGGGAGAGCATACAGATTTGAACAAAATCCAGCTTGACGGATATGTATGCAAAGAACCGATTTACAGGAAAACTCCGCTTGGAAGAGAAATTGCAGATTTATTAATCGCAGTCAATCGTTCCTACGGAAAATCAGATTATATCCCATGTGTTGTTTGGGGTAGAAATGCAAGATTTGTTGGTCAGTTGGAAGTAGGAACTCATATTGAGATCAATGGACGCATTCAGAGCCGCGGATATATTAAGAAATATGAAGATGGAACAGAAGAACAGAGAACAGCATACGAGGTGTCTGTAAGCAAAATCAATGTATTAGAGGAGGAAAATTAAGATGGCAGAAAATACCGTTACAATTTCCGTTGAGGAATATGCAGATCTGGTTGCATGCAGGACGAAAGTTCATACAGCATGTGCCATTATTGCAAATGAACACCAAAGAGACATTGAGCTGATGGGGAAAAAGGGAACAACTATTAATTCAAAAATTATAGAGTCAGCTCTTGGATATATTGACGATGAAGCATGCTTTGAAGAGGCACTTAAAAAATATAAAGAGTGGAAGGAGAAAGAAAATGAAACTGAAAATTAGATCGTTACATATGGAGAATTTCAAGGGAATTAAGAGCCTTGATGTGAATTTCTCTAATAAGACAAGTATTAAAGGACAGAACGCCGCAGGAAAAACAACTATCTTTGATGCGTTTACATGGCTTCTGTTTAATAAGAACAGTGCCGGAGAGGAAAAGTTCAATGTCCGACCACTGGATAAGGACGGCAACCGCATTGATAACGTGGAGATTAAGGTTGTAGCGGTTCTGGATGTAGATGGCAAGGAAATGGAACTTTCAAAGATTCAGAAGCAGAACTGGGTAAAGAAGCGTGGCACCGATACCGTGACTTTGCAGGGAAATGTCAATTCATTTGAAATTGACGGTTATCCAAAGAGTGAAGCTGATTTCAAAGCTTATGTTTCCGGTCTTGCGCAGAGCGAGGATATGTTTAAGATGCTGACCAATCCGCAGTATTTTTCTTCTCTGAAATGGAAAGATCAGCGCGATATTCTGATGCGCCTTGCAACGGATGTATCGGATGTTGAACTGGCGCAGACAGATGCTAAGTATGCCCCATTACTCGGCGAGTTGGAGAAAGCACCGTCCACAGATGATATCCGTGCTAAGTTTTCCAAAGCGTTATCCGGGTGGAAGAAGAAACAGGCTGAAATTCCGGTGCGTATTGATGAAGCCGAGAAATCCAAGGTTGACGTTGACGTGGCAGAGCAGGAACTTGCAAAGGTAGATCTGGTAAGAAGAATCGCTGAATGTGACAAGAAAATGGAGAATGCAGGTAGCGCATTGGGCGATTTAAGAAGTAAGGAAATGCAGTTACAGTTTGACATGTCCGGCATGGAACAGACGATGAATCGCGAGTTATCAAACAAAAGAAGCATCATGGATGCTGAATTGCGTGATTGTAAAAATGAGTTAGAACATTTTGCGGTTACGATTTCTTTGAAAGAGAAACAGATTTCTGATAACGAAAAAACTATCACTGATGCGGATACAGAGCGGAAGAAACTGGGCGAACAGTATAATTCCGAGAAAGCCAAGGCATTTGATGAAACCCCGTATCTCTTTGATGAATCCAAGTGGATATTCGATGAATCTACAACGGTTTGTTCCTTATGCGGTCAGAAGTTACCGGCTGATAAGATTGAGCAGTTAAAGGCTGATTTTGAAGAAAGACAGACAAAAGCCAAGGAAGATGCAAAGCGGAAACTAAATGATTCAAAAAGTGACTTTATTACCCAGAAAGAATCCAACTTGGAAGAAATCAAGGCATATGGGTTTGCGAAGAAAAATCTGATCGAGGAACTGACAAAGAAAAATGCTGATCTGCAAATGGAAATAGATTCCTTAAAGAAACAGGAACAGGGGACTCTTACAAATAAAGAGGAACTTTGCAAACTGTTATCCGAGATCCCAGAAGAAGCCGACTATTCGCAGAATGAAGAGTATGCGGAGTTGAAAGCCAGACACGATGAAGTTCTGGCAGAAATCGAAAATCTCAAAGCTAATGGAGAGGATGCAGCAGTTGAAACCTTAAAATCTGAAAAAGAAGAGTTGCAGGCACGTCTTTATGAAGTAAACAGCACTATTGCAAAGGCATCCATGAATGTTGAGATTGATGAGCGTATCGGGCAGTTGCAGGAAGAACAGAAAGAAATCGGGCAGAAGGTTGCCGACCAGGAACAGATTCTTTACCTGTTGGAAGAGTTCATTCGTTTCAAATTGGATAAGGTTTCTGAATCAATCAACAGTCATTTCAAGACAGTTAATTTCAAACTCTTTGAAATGCAGTTAAATGGCGGTATGAAAGATTGCTGTGAGTGCACCGTAAATGGAGTGCCGTATTCGACTTTGAATAGCGGTCATAGAATTGTAGCCGGACTTGATATTATCCGTTCTCTTAGCGAGTTATACGGTGTGAGCGTGCCGATTTTCGTAGATAACGCCGAATCGCTGAATGAGTTCAATGTGCCGGATATGGATGCGCAGTTAATTCTTTTGAGCGTTTCCGAGGACAAACAGTTGAAAGTGGAGGGTGTGTAGAATGTCAAGAGTAGGGACAAGCAACAACATCACACAGCCGGATGCACGGTGTATGTCGTGCAAGCGTTGGAAGAGTGCAAGTAAGGGGTTCTGGGAAAGAGCCGGACATTGTTCTCTTCCGTATTGCGAGAAAGATATGAGAAATAAAGGAAAGAGAGGTCGTGTACATGGATGATATTGAAAAATTGAAGGCTGAAAACTCGGATTTGCGAACAAAGGTAGATGAACTTATGAGTAATAAATATTGCCTTGAAGAAAAACTTAGAAAAGTCTCAGGAACAAACGAAAGACTTTTGCGTATTCTTGAAAATTTGTCAAATGGATATGTGAAAAAGGAGGGTTAATGATGCATTATATTAAAGCAAAATTTCCTAACAGCACCAGAAGTTATACATACCGCACCGAGGATTCCGTAAAAGCCGGTGATACGGTTGTAAATGCCAAAGGTGCAAAGCTGACAGTTACAGATGAATCAGTGGATATGGCATGGGTGGAAACCTACGGTGCTGATAAGGTGGCGGTTGTGAAGAAATATGAGGAAAGCGAGGAAAAGCAGTGAAACTTTATTTTTATGGACTTAATTCGGACGGAATCTCCGTCACAGAAGTGGAAGTGATTGAAAAACCAAAGACATATTATCCAGTTGATAAGAAAAGAGGTTTTCCAAATTGCATGAGCTTTGTTAGAAAAGAGGACGAAGGGAAAATTACTGGCTATTATGAAAATATTTTCCTTACAAAGCCGAATTTCGATTATGCAAAGGAAAAGTTTAGAGAAGCCGCAGAAAAGGAACTTAAATCGGCAAAAGAAAAGTTTGAAATAGAAGAAAACAAATTAAAAATCATCATGGAAAGCGAGGAAAAATAATTATGGCAGAAGCAAAGAAACAGGAAGTAGCAGTTAAGCAGGAAATGAATACAAGACTTTCATTTTACGCAAATCAGTATACCGGACTTATGGAGCGTGATTTTGCAGAACATGGTCTTGCCTTTGATGATTATTCCAAACAGTGCGTTATGGCATCTATGAGTGCTATTTACAACCTTGTTACATCGAATAAGGCGGCTATGGAAAATCTGAATGGTTCTAATTTGAGACAGGTTATCGGGCAGGTTTCCAGCCTTAAACTTAATGCAAATGCCGTGCCGAGAGAGTGCTATTTCCAGTTGAGAAATAAGCAGGATGCTAATGGAAATTGGTATAAAGAGGTTGAAATGGGTATTGAGGGAGACGGAAACGATGCACTTCTCCGTAATTTCGGTGTTGGTGTTAAAAAGGTTTATCCGGTATGGCTTGTGAAAGAAGGAGATGAATTTACATACCCGAAACATAAAGGTGTCGAGATTACTCCGCCAGAATGGGAAGAAAAAGGATTGTCGGAGAAAGTAATACGTGTCGTTTATCCGGTTGAGATGGACGGTGGAAAGATTGAATACATGATTGCGGAACGTGAAGGCGTGAAAGGAAATCTTTTGGCTCATGTACGCAACAATCTTTTGAATGAAACATTCGGCATCTGTGAGAATAAGCGCAAGGCGACCGATAAACAGAAAGCAGAAATTAAGTCTAAGAAAGATGAAATTATAAAGGCTCTTCTTGAATGCAAAACATTGGAAGATATGCTTGCTTGTGAAGTTGCAAGACCATATATGAGTGCCGCATGGCTTGATACATCGGAATCCATGATTGTTCGCAAGATGCGTAATAATGCAATCAAAAAGCATCCAAAAGACCTTAATGCTATTGCAAAACAGTCTCTTATGCAGATGGATGAAACTTATCAGCAGACGCAGGAAGAAATTGCCGAGAACGCCAATACAGAGGATTTTCCTGTTGAGCCGGAAGTTGCCGAAACTGTGGAAGAGCCAAAGATGGCAGATAAACCGGAAAAGGTAGAGACGGAAGTTGTTGAGAATGACAATGATTTGCCGGACTTCATGAAGTAGGAGGATAGAATGAACTTTCCAAAATCTGAATTGAGTAAGCAGGATGCATTGCACCTATGGATTACTTGCCGTTCGGAGTATGCCAAAGAGCAAATGTTCCTTACAAATTACGGAATTGTCTTTTTTGTTATGCAACGTTTAGGTATTCCAGCGTTTGATGAAGATATGTTTCAGATTGGTTCCATTGGACTTCTAAAGGCTATTGACACCTTTGATGCTTCAAAAGGATGTTTTTCTACATATGCTTTTCGACTTGTGAGAAATGAACTGCTTATGGAATTCCGGAAAAGTAAAAAATCAGTAAATGCAGCATTTTCATTAGATGATAATGTGGATATAGGAAATGGCGAAAGCGTTTCTTATGCTGAAATGATAGCAGATCGTAAGGATTATGAAGAAAATACAGTTAATTCCATGCTTGCTCAACAGATTTTTGAGGAATTGAGTCCGAGAGAACAACGTATTTTTATTATGTTTTTTGTGTACGGAAAAACACAATGCGAAATATCCGAAAGACTTGGAATTTCGCAGGGAACGGTTTCCAGAATTATTAAAGGCATGGGGAAAACAAAGAAGAAAGGCAGGAAAAAATATGAGGGTAATTAGCCAGGACGGCACGATTGATTTGCCGTATGAACAGGTAATTATTCAGTGCTTTAAGAAAAATATCTACTTTCTGAATAAGAACCTTATCGGGGTAGAACAGCTTATTTGTGACAGGGTTGTTGCTAAATATTCCACGGAAGAAAAGGCAAAGAAAGCTATGGAAATGCTTAGAATTGCGTATACAGGAAGTATTGCCATGTTTCAGAACGTTGAGCCTACAGAAGAAGTTAATGAAGTATTCAAAAAATGCAATACACAGGTCATATATGCAAGCCTTGACAATCAGCCATCGGAAATTAAATTTGAGAATCATCAGAATTTTTATTTCCAGTTTCCGACAGAGGAAGAATTGGAGTAGCCTATGGAAGTTATATCATTTTTAGAATCCGTACAGAAAGGAATGGAAGATAACATTTACAACTTTTGCAGAGATGGGAAATGTAGCCAATGCGGTAACTGCTGTTCCAATCTTTTACCAATGAGCAGAAAGGAAGTAGATGCAATTCACAGATATATCCGTAAGAACCATATCAAAGAGTGCAAACATCTTCTTCCCACTGCGAATAGAACGTATGATATGACATGCCCTTTTCTTGATACGGATAAGAGTTGTGAGAAATGCAGAATCTATCCGGTACGACCGGAAATCTGCAAACAGTTCATTTGCGACAATGAGCAGAGAGCAAAGCACAATAGGACATTGTTGGGACAGACGAGACAGATTATTGATGTGAGGAGTGAGTTCTTTAATGAGACTTAAAGTTTTAGGTTCTGGTTCATCCGGTAATTGCTACATGCTGGAGAATGACAAGGAAGCTTTGATAATCGAAGCCGGGTTGCCTTTTATGGAAGTCAAGAAAGCACTGGATTTCAATGTGATGAAAATTAAGGCTGTGATTACTACCCATTTCCATACTGACCATAGTCTTTATAGCTTACAATATGTGCAAGCTGGCATTCCTGTTTTTGAACCATGCAGACCGCCGATAAAAGATTCTGAAATGCGTTTTAGAAAAGGAAATTTTGACATAAGAGCATTTGAAAATCGTGATAAATCTGGAAGATGGCTACATAACAACGGAGACGGTTCAGAGTGCCCGTGCGTTGGGTTTTACATTACGCATCCAGAGATGGGAAGCCTTGTGTATGCAACAGACACGGAATACGTCAGATGGAGATTTAATGGTGTTAATCACATCATGGTGGAAGCCAACTATGATATGCAGTTTGTGAACCGAGAAGAGCCAAATTACGAACACAGATTAAGAGGTCATATGAGCTTACCAACGGCACTTGACTTTATTTCTACTAACGATAATCCGGCATTGCGAAATGTCGTTCTAATTCACTTATCAGATAAATCAGCAGATTCGGCATTATTCAAACAAAAGACAGAAGAAACAGTTAAATATGGAGCAAATGTTTATATTGCAGAAAAAGGATTAGAGGTTGATATGAACCTTTGCCCGTTTTGATAGGTTGAAACACCAATGTGAAAGCATAAAAGAAACCAGTTTATGCGGTATCTGACTTTGGTATGGAATTTAATATATCACAAAACTAAATTGAAAGCCATGAGATACCTTTGGCGGTTGCTAAAAGTGACCGCCAGAAAGGAGAATACGTGTTAATAATTGAGGATAAAGGACAGAAAGAGGGCTTACATATCCTTAAGAATAGATATTTTAAAAGCCACGATATGGAAGTCTTACGTGCACCATTACCGGTTGGAGATTACATAATTGCTACGGACAAGGTAGCGGATGTTATCCATAGAAAATCAGCTAGAAAAATGGAACTTAAAAAGATGGATTTTCTTGGCACATATGATGTTTCCGTTGACACGAAAAAGGACATGCAGGAAATTGCAGGGAATATCTGTGGAAAAGCACATCCGAGATTCCGTGACGAGTGTATTTTGGCGCAGAACAACGGAATTAAGCTATATGTGCTTATTGAAAATACAGACAAGGTGTATTCCGTCAATGATGTATTTACATGGCATAATCCACGAGTGGACCGGTATAACAATATTGCATATATGCACACACTTGGAAAATTGCTGAATGTACCGCTACCGAAAACAAAGCCGACATCTGGCAAGGTATTGGCAAAAGCTATGTTGACAATGCAACTTAAGTATGGCGTTGAGTTCGTATTTTGTCGCCCGGAAGATGCAGGGGCAAAGGTTATTGAATTGCTTGGAGGTAGTGAAAATGGCGGAGAATAAGCGGTATTACTGGCTTAAACTGATGGATGATTTCTTTGACAGTAAACGAATCAAGAAACTCCGAAAGATGGCTGGCGGTGATACATACACGATCATATACCTTAAGATGCAGTTGTTGTCATTGAAAAAGGGCGGCTACTTAGAGTATTCCGGCTTGGAAGATGAATTTTACAAAGAGATTGCTTTGGATATTGATGAGGACGAAATCAATGTTCAAGTAACGATTCAGTATCTTCTTTCCTGCGGATTGCTTGAAACATCAGATTTCATTGAGTACAAGTTGCCATTTGTGCAAGATAACCTAGGAAGTGAGACTGCAAGTACCAGAAGAAGTCGTAAATCTAGGGAAAATGCACAAAAAGCGTTGCAATGCAACAGTGGAGCAACGGAGTGCAACATTTTGCAACAAAATTGCAATGTAGAGATAGATATAGAGAAAGATATAGATACAGATATAGAGATAGAGAAAGAAAATACAAAAGAAAGCGTGCCTGCATCTGATTTGGACTTTGACGCGGAATGGGGATGGGAATACACGATCAATGCATATCCAAAGAAAACGTCGTTAACGTCTGCCAAGGTAGCATGGATGGACAAGCTTTTAGAAGTTATCGAACCGAACAGAAAAGCCGTTGCAAAGCTGATATATGAGGCTACAGTGGCATATGTTACTGACTATATAGAGAAGAATCCAGATGATACGAACTATCGCTACATACCAAAATACGGAGACTGGCTGAAAGAGGATTGTGATTACTGGATTCGTCAAGTTGAGAAACGAAAGCGAGGTGAGAGCAGTTGACGGAAGCAGAACAGGGAGTGATCGGTTGCGTACTGATCGACAATGATTCCATGTTTAAGGTTTATAACAAATTGAAGCCGGAAATGTTCAGCTCTGAATTTTGCCAAGATGCTTTTGCTGAAATGCTTGCCATGTATGACCGGGGTGAAAACATCAATATCGTTTCACTGTCTCAGACACTTGAAAATTACAAATGGGAGCCGGAAATGATTGCCGGTGAGCTTAAGGAATGTGTTGCCGCAACTCCGTTATCGACAGCAATGGAAAACTATGCGAATGCAGTCATTAAGGATTGGCGGGCAAGGGAAACGAAAAGTCTTTTCCAGAGAGTGAGCCTTAGACCATGTGATATTGATAATTCGATCGCGGAAGTTCTTACAAGGCTTGAAGAAATTCAAGTTAATCAGTTGAAGAAATCTAAGTTGATGAAGCAAATCGTATCAGAGAACAAAGATAAATACTTCAATGATGATGTTGGAGAGGACAGGGTAAAGACAGGATTTTACCATCTTGACGATTGCCTTGGCGGTCTTGAAGGCGGAGACATTACAGTTGTTGCCGCGAGACCGGGAGTTGGTAAGTCTGCTATTGTGGCACAAATAATCGAGAATATGGCAAGAAAAGGCTATAACACTTGTTACTACAACATGGAGATGAACAACAGTCAGATTTATGAAAGGTTTGTTTCAAGAATGTCAAAGATTGGTCTGACAAGAGTTCGCAGGGCAAAGGCTTTTCTTGGTGGAGAGAAAGAAGCATTTGACAAGGCAAATGATGAGCTTGAAAAATATCCGATCACAATTGACGATCAGACAAATGTTATTGAGGAAATAAGAACGCAATGCAGGCATCAAAGATATGACGTGATCGTAGTTGACTATCTGCAATTGGTACGGTGTAACCGGAAGTTCGATAACCGTGCATCCGAAGTCGGGGAAGTTTCGAAGCAATTCAAAGCACTTGCGAGAGAGCTTCACGTTCCGATCATCCTATTGTCACAGCTTAACCGAGTATCGGAAATGAATGCAACGAAAGAGCCTACAATGTCCGAATTAAGAGAATCCGGAGATATTGAGCAGGATGCTTCCAATATTATTCTTATGTGGAATTTGGATGAAGACAGAAAATTTAAAGGCTTGAAAGTTGAAAAGAATCGACAGGGTACACCGCTTAGAGAAGTTGTTCAGTTTGAGGGTGATCGTATGGAATTTATGGAACGAACCGAAACCATTGAACAGATTCAAGCACGGATGCGACAGAAAGACGGTTTCCGAGAAGTATGTGGCAGCACACCATTTGATTAAAAGGTGAATGATTATGGCAAGTAAGAAATTTGAGAAAGGTTCAGAAGAATGGCAATTTTTCAGTGATTATTACAAATTTCGGCAGCAGTTCTATGAAGCTGATAACGGAGATGATTGGTTTGATGAAATGATGCATATGGGCGAATTACTGATTGAAAAGTACGAGCATACAAATATATCAAAATATGTTCAGAGCCTTGTATTTAGTCATTTTGAAGATGTTGAGAGGAGATGGAAAAGCAAATGAGTAATGCATTAGCGAGAAAGAAAAAGCGGATGCAACCACTTGGGTATTCCAAAAGTGAACTGATTGGAATACAGAAATATGCCAAGGCACAGAACAATGCGGACTATTTGATTACAGAATCTTATTATAACGTTCGCATGATGGCATACCAGGCACTTCATGATAAGTTCGGATTCGGACACAAAAGAATCATAAAGGTTGAGCAGACCATTGATGCATATGTGGAGAATGCAAAGGATGGAACGACAGGCGAGGAACTTGGTTTTTATCTGAAAGATAAATGCAAGATTGACGTGCGAAAGGAAACAAATAAGATTCCGTATCGTGAGAGTTTTTATCTGGTAGAGAGAAAGATTGCACCGAACTGCATGATACAGGCAAATAAGTTTTTGCTGGCACAGGTATTTAATTATTTTGCTATGTTGGGTGTCTGCCTTAAAACACAGTTTAAATTTTCGGGAAATCAGATCAGACAGGTTTATGAGAGAATCAGATATTTAATTAACTGCCTTGCTACCGGATATGAAACCATGACGGGGATCGCAAGTGTATTGGAATGGGAATGTAAGTACATTGACAAGCGTTTTATCGGAAAGACGTATGAAATATAGGAGGAATGGTTGATGGACAAGTTAACTGTGGAACTGCAGGATGGATATTTTGTGGAGATTGATCCTCTGAATCACACCCTGAGACAGAGATATGCCGGACAGGATAAGGACGGCAATGAAAAAGAAAGCGTTCGAACAATCGGATATTTTGGAGACATGAAACAGTGCATTAAAGCTCTGTTAGAGCGTTATCCGAGGGAGTTATCTGAAAAGGCACAGATTTCCTTTGATGAATACTTAGAACTGTTGGATAAGGCTTATACGAGGTCAGAACAGCTTGTGAACAGGATCGGAAAGGAGCAGGAAAATGCTGAATAGAGAAAAATATGCGGAAGAGATTTTGAATATTGCGTGTGATGGAGGCAATATTGCGTTAATTAATGGAAAACTGGAAAAATGCAGGGGAGTCTGCGATAAATGCGATTTTTGCTATAATGACATTAGAAATGCTGGTCGTTGCAGAGAAAAAGCAAAAGAATGGGCGAACAGCCAGTATATTGATTGGAGCGAAGTTCCAGTCGATACACCGATTTTGGTCAGAGATTCTGAACTTTTTGCGTGGAGCAAAGAACATTTTGCAAAATATGAAGATGAAACGGTTTATACATGGGATTACGGAAAAACGTCATGGAGCACATACGACGGTAAAATGAGTAGCTATAAATATGCTATGTTACCAGAAAGCGAGGATTAGAATGTCAATAAGCAGGATTAAAAACCAGATATCTGAGGCAGCAACAGAAGCCTGCGGGTATTCTCCACTAACCAGAGTGGTTTCGGAGGAAGAAATCAACAGAATCTTGGAGCAGGAAAGTGGATGGATTCCGGTAGATGAGCAGATTCCTAATACTGATAAATATATCCTGGTATCGTTTGAAAACTTTACTGTTCCAGATATCGGAAGATATGAAACTGATGAAGATGGTAACGGTGCGTTTTATCCGGGGGATGATGATAAAAGCTATGCAAAATATGGATTATTTGTAAATGCATGGATGCCACTACCGGAGCCGTACATGGAAAGCGAGGAAAGTCATGAGTGTATAAGAACTGCGGCACGGGATAGCAAAACGGAACGCATTAAAGTTTCCTGCTTAGATATTATCGTAACAATGATAGGAAAAAAGCCATATTACGAAATCAAGTACAAGGAAATCGGAGAGGACTATTATCATGTTGGCTACAGTTCCTATAAGCTAGAAAATGTTTTAGCTTGGAAGGATGAGTGCTTTGAGATTGTGAAAGAATGCAGACCGCAGACCAATGCAGACCGGATCCGGAGCATGACGGATGAAGAACTTTTAGATTTCCTTTGCTCAATCGAAACATATGAGCAGGGTAGCGTAAAGACCATTGAGGGCGGCGTAGCAATGTGTTCTGTTACAGAGGTGGAACAATGGCTTAAGGCAGAAAGTGAGGAATAGCATGGAGAGATTAACGACAAATAAAAGCGTGGCTGACATGTCGATGATCGAGCTGGCACATAATAGCTGCTATGCAGATGATGAGCGCAATGCCAGATACAGAGATTACGATATGGAAATGGATGCACGAGATTTTACCAGAAACCTCATGGCCACATTAACAAAAGATGAATTACCAGTAGATGATGCAGAGTTTGACGAGGAAGTATTAGACAATTTAACGATAGACCCGTTTTCAGATGTTCGAGGTCTGATTGCCTTGTTCTACCGTAATATGTGGTCAATGGCAGATTTGAGAGAAAAGCTGAAACGTTATGAGGATGCCGAGGAACAGGGATTGCTCCTGCGGTTGCCATGCGGTATTGGTACAGATATATATTACATTCCAAGTGAGGAAAATTTCCGCTTAAATTTATTGGATGGACACGGGGAAGAGAACCGAGTATTTCACCAAACAGTAGACAGAATAACATTCAGAAAAAATGGATGGTATATGGAATGTGATTCCGATTTAGAGTATGGAACTGGGAGAATTTTACTTGATACAAGCTATGGAGTTACTTGGTTTTTAACAAGTGAGGAAGCCGAAGCCAAGCTGGCAGAAATGGAGAGGGAAAGCGATGTATTGTGATGGAAGATGTCAGTATTTGAACGAACGTAAACATAAATGTGAGTTGACCGGAGAAAAATTGACTTACATGAAACAGACCGGAAGTATTTCTTTCTCCGTGCATGAACATAGAGGAGTTTGTAAAGGAAAAAGGTGGAATGTGATGGAGAATAGACATTTATACCGCGCAAAGCGGATTGATAATGGCGAATGGGTGGAGTGGAATATGATTACAGGTATTCCGCATGATGTACATATTTTGGATAACACCATCTGCCAGTGCACCGCAATGCCTGATAAGAACAGCAAACTGATCTTCGAGAATGACATTGTCATAAAGCATAATGATGATGATAAAGAGCCATATCTGATTAGATGGAGTGAGAATTACGCAGCATGGGAACTGGCACAATACGGATGTGCTATGTACGGATTTTTCGATGTTGATTTCGGCGAAATAGAGGTAATCGGTAATGCGATTGACAACCCGGAGCTGTTGGAGGTGTAGCCATGACGGAGAATGAAGCAATTGAAGAATTAAAATATGATTGTAACGAACTTGGAAAAGCGATTCCGTGTGATACATCATGGGGAAAATCATTTGAAAATGCTTATGCAATGGCAATCAATGCACTGGAAGAGGTACAGAAATACCGGAAAATCGAAAAAGACTTAAAAGAACGTTATCATGCCAACGTAGATATTCCGCTTTTGATGCACCACTTTATCGAAACGGTGTTTGAAGGGGAGAAGCATGAGGGATTTTGCCTTTTAACAAACGAGGATGCTAAGGTGTGGGAAGAATATAAGGCGATCGGCACACCGGAAGAATGCCGGACGGCGGTGGAGAAGCAGACAGCGAAGAAAGTGAAATCAATATCCCAGGTAAAAGACGGAGACAGCTATGTCGGTCTTATAGGGAGATGTCCTTGCTGTGGAGACATATTGGAAGAGGATACCGTATATTGTGATTGCGGTCAGAGATTAGATTGGGGGACGAGCGATGAGATTGATTGATGCTGATGCACTAAAGAAAGATTTAAAATCGGTTACTTTAAGCAATGGAACTTTAGTAAATACAAATGCAGTATTGTATTTACTAGAAGAATATCCGACGGCTTATGATGTAGACAAGGTTGTGGAGCAGTTGGGAAAATTGAAGAAAGCAGAGCAGGACAGACCAGATGATTGCGACGAGGACGGATGCGGAGACGGCGAACAGATTTACGATGATGGGAGAAGTCAGGGAAGATATGAAGCATTTAGCAAAGCAATCGAGATTGTGAAAGGCGGTGGAGTAGATGAATAAGCCATGTGAACATTGCGAAAAGGCAGATTGCAAGAATTATAAGAGTGACTATTTTAAGTGCGAAAAACCTTGTGAAAGAGCAAAGATGTGTAAAAGGAATGATGAACAACTTTTGAAAATGTTGAGAGGAGGTGTGGCAGATGGCAATTAAACCGATTTTATTCAATACCGAAATGGTTCGGGCAATTCTGGAAGGAAGAAAGAGTTGCACAAGGCGGATATGCAAAGATGCAAATGAGTATACCGTGCCGGATATGGAATTTTACAATGCTGACAGGCGGACTTATGCAGTACATAACTTTGCTGATAAGGAGCATACGGAGCAGTTAAGCATAGCAGAAAGAACTTGTCCTATTTGTCCGGGCGATATCCTGTATGTCCGAGAAACATGGAAAAAGGCGCCGAACGGATACTATTACTACGAAGATTGGCAGAAAGATGATATTGCCGATGTTACAAAGTGGAAACCATCCATCCACATGCCGAAAGAAGCCGCACGCATCTGGCTCAAGGTTACGGATGTGAGAGTGGAGCGGTTGCAGGATATAACATCTGAGCAGATTAGCAGAGAGGGTGTAGAGGTGGAATATCCTCATGTGTTGAATGGAGAAGAAAAAGATATGCGTTTTCGACTCTTTGGAACAGCGCCATCAAGAAATCTGACATTGATACATATGGTTGGGATGCAAATCCGTGGGTTTGGGTTATCGAATTTGAGCGGTGCGAAAAACCGGAAGGAGTGTGAATATGCCTAAAGCAATATTGATAATGGACGATATGCCGGAATGCTGTGCTGATTGTCCTTGTAGCTTTTTCGAAAGAGATAATCCAATATTAAATTTAATATGTGGTGTGACACAAGAAGATGCATATAACGTTGGAAAGCCGGATTGGTGTCCGCTCCGGGAGTTGCCGGAGAAGATACCAGAGTTGAAATCTGGTTATGAAGATCTCAGCACATCAATACGTCGGGTGGGTTGGAATGCCTGCCTGGATGAAATTTTAAACTAAATTGAAAGGAGTGAGAGGTTTGCTGGCCAGCGTTAAAGAGCTCTTTACTCCTAAATCGAAATGAAAGAAGAATTTAGAAGCCGGGTGTATACAGATAGACCGGATTATGCAGACTTTGATGCACCAGCAAAATTTACTGCGATACAGAGTATTATTGCAAAGAGATTGAGAGAACATCCGAATGCCATAGGTTCATATTCGGGCGGATCAGACAGTGATATTATGATCGATCTTATTGAGCGGACACGAAGACTTTTTAACCTGCCGCCGGTCAAGTATGCATTTTTCAATACTGGACTTGAAATGCAAGCCACAAAGAACCATGTCATGGAAGTGGCGGAAAAGTATGGTGTAGAAATTGAGGAATTTCGCCCAAAGACAAACATCGTTCAGGCTACAAGAAAATATGGGGTGCCGTTTGTATCAAAAATTATGTCCGCCGGCTTGTCTGGATGGCAAAAAAAGAACGTACCATTATCAATCGCGCAGGAATATGATCAGGCGGAGGACAAGCAGGCGAAGCGGGCGGAACTGAAAGAAAGATACCCAAATTGCGAGGGTACGATCAATTTTCTTTGTTGCTGCAACTCCGCCGGGGAACCAAGACCAAATATCCAGTTGGTCATCAATTCGTCAAAATATATGCGTGACTTTATAGAGGAGTATCCGCCGGACTTCCAAATAAGCGCCGATTGTTGCGTACATTGTAAGAAAAATGTCGCACATAAGATACAAAAGGACTATGAGATGGTTATTACCGGTGAGCGTAGGGACGAGGGTGGAATGAGATCGGTTCCGAGGAAAGATAACACCGCGTTATGTTTTGCGGAAACTTCAAGCGGGCAGTATCGATTAAGACCACTTTATTATGTGAGCGACAAGGATAAAGAGTGGTACAAAAACTATTATGGCATACGATATTCAGATGCCTATGAGGTATACGGACTGACACGAACGGGGTGCTGTGGGTGTCCAATCTCTTATAAGGCTGTTGACGATCTGGAGTTGATTCGCCCGTATGAGCCGAATGTAGTAAAGGCTGCGTGGAACATTTTCGGGAAAAGCTATGAGTACAGGAAGAAATTCAACGAATATAAACAAAAAAGGATGGTGCAGGAGAAAGAAGCTGCCGCAAATGTAGACGGGCAGATGAGTTTAAAAGACTTTATAGAATAAATGTCTTTAAGATAGGCAGAAGGGCGGTCGGCAGTTGTGCTGACCAAGGTGTTACTTGTTTGTGTGGTTGGAATTTGTGTCGCCATAGTATTCTCCGTTTCCGTACTAAAAGTACAAAGAGCAATTATTAAAGTTGCAATGAATTTTATGACTGCCAACCGAATTCCCTTCCCCCAAACGGTTTTACCCGCCTGCCTATCATAAAGACAAGGATATAGTAAAACAAAGTATTCAAAAATGCAAGAAAGGAGCCGAACCTGCGGCCGCGGTAACGATATATCGGGTTCCTTTTAGGAAAAATGAAGAAATTAAAATGTGAAATTTACAGAGATTCTATGCAGAACTACAAAAAGTATGGAATCCCAAGGGCACAGCTTGTAATTGCGGATGTGCCATATAACCTTGGTAATAACATGTACGGCAGTAACCCTATGTGGTATGTCGGCGGTGATAACAAAAACGGAGAGAGCAAACTTGCCGGAAAGGCTGCATTCAATTCAGATTACAATTTCAATCTGTACGAGTATTTTCACTTTTGCAGCAAGATGCTTAAGAAAGAGCCAAAGGAAAAAGGCAAAGCACCATGCATGATCGTGTTCTGCTCATTCCAACAGATACCGACAATGCTTAAAGCGGCAGAAAAGCATGGATTCGGGAACAGCATACATATTACATTTTGCAAGAACTATTCAGCGCAGGTACTTAAAGCAAACATGAGAGTGGTAGGCGCTACGGAACATGCGCTTATCCTGTACCGGGACAAGCTACCAAAGTTCAATAATGACGGAAAGATGGTTTTTGACTGGATGAGATGGGAGAAAGACCCAGACGGCAGGTATCCGAAAATTCATCCGACACAGAAGCCAGTATGTCTGCTGAAAAAACTGATTAAGATTTTTACGGATGAAGGAGACGTGGTAATTGACCCATGTTGCGGATCAGGTAGTACCCTTCGGGCGGCAATGGAACTTGACAGACCGAGCTATGGTTTCGAGATTGACCGGAATTTCTACGAGCGGGCAAAAAATGAAATGTTGGTAGAAAATTATGGAGAAGTTTCTATGCGAGCAGAGGATAGCGTGACAGGACAACGGAATATTTTTGATATGTTGGAGGGACGGGCATGATACAGATTTTAGAGTTGTTTGGAGGAATAGGTTCTCCGCGGTGTGCTCTTAGAAATCTCGGTATTCCGGTAAAAGCAATTGACTATGTGGAGATTGATGAAAAAGCTGTTCGTTCCTACAATGCTATGTTTGCGGATGAACTGCCGTATAAGACACAATCGGTTGTCGGGTGGAACCTTAAACCGGATATTTTGATACACGGAAGTCCGTGCCAGGATTTCAGTATTGCCGGAAAACAGAAAGGTGCAGATGAAGGATCAGAAACACGATCAAGTCTTATGTGGGAGACAATTCATATCATTCAACAGATGGGAGCGTGGAAACCAAGGTATGTAATCTGGGAAAACGTGAAAAATGTCCGCAGTAAGTATATGGTTCATAATCATAACCGTTATATGTCAGAAATGGCAAGGTTGGGTTATACAAGCAGTTACGAACTTTTGGATGCAAGAGATTTCGGATTGCCACAGGCGCGGCAGAGATATTTTACAGTATCAGTGCTTGGAAATGAATGCTTTGATTTTTCAAATTTGATACATACACCCATGCGGAATATTAAAGATTTCTTGGAAAATAATGTGCCAGAATACTATACCGTTACACAGCCGAGCATGTTGCGAAGAATAGATGGATTATCGGATTACGATGGAAGTTTTAAAGGAAGAGTTCCAGTTATTAAGGATTTTGCTATGACGATTACATGTAAGCAAATGAGAAGTCCGAATAGTGGTGTAATCGACTTAGGCAATGGGAAATACAGATATCTAACAGAAAGAGAATGTTGGCGCATTCAAGGGTATTCAGATGAAGATTTTGAAAATGCACTTAGGGTGCATCCGGGAAAACAAAATTGTCTGAACGGAGCTTTATATAAGCAAGCGGGAAACAGCATTCCGGTGCCGATATTTGAAAGCATGTTTCGAAAGATAATTCTTGGAGAAAAAGAAAAAATGACGGATCAGACCGGACAGCTTTCTACTGGAATAAATGGACGCAGACCCATGCGGGTGGCGCTGATTGATGAAAGAGGCGAGTTAG